AAAGCACACACATTTAAACCTTTGTATGGTGGTGTAACAGGTACTGAAGATGAGAAAAAATACTATCGTAAGTTTTTAGAAAAGTATAAAGGTATCAAAGCATGGCATGATAAATTACAAACGCATGCTATCAAATTTAAATGTATACAAATACCTACAGGTAGACAGTATTCATTTCCATATGCTCAGCGTATGCCTTGGGGTGGCTCTAGTTATGGTACACAAATAAAAAATTATCCTGTGCAAGGTTTTGCAACAGCAGATATTGTTCCATTAGCATGTATAAATATATACAATCTAATGAAAGAACAGAAAGTAAAAAGTTTACTCGTAAACACAGTTCACGATTCTATCGTAGCTGATGTTTATCCTGGCGAAGAAAGTGTGATGGGTAAAATATTCAAGCAGGGCACAAGCAGTGTTATTGATTCATTGAAAGAATATTATAATATAGATTTCAATGTTCCACTTGACACAGAGACAAAAATAGGATATAACTGGTTAGATATGAAGGAGGTAATAACCATATGAGTTTAAATAATTCTGAAGATAAAACTACAAAATATATAATTATGGGTAAGTTTAATCACTCAAATAAATTTATATTTGAAAAACAGTTTATTAACAAGCGTAGTGCAGATGCATACGCAGAGTTGATGAATGAAAATAAAGAGCATGACGGATACGAATACTTTTTATTTGAACAATCAAAAGCCTATAACTTGGAGAACTAATATGATTGAGGCATTAGAAACTTTAGATGAATATGATGATTCAGACATTACTGTCTACGATGAGTATCAAGCCTTTGTAAATAGTTACGAAGGAACTTATGATACTCTTTATTTAAATAAAGATCATGAAGATTATTCATCGTGGAAGCAGTATGCTGAGTATGATGGATTCAAAGTAATACAAACCGATGAGGAGACACGCTTATGTTAGATATATTTTTATCTGCCTGTTTAGCAGTAGTTATTTTCTTTTGGGTATGCGATTTGGTATACCCACCATACAAGAAAAAAAATAAAAAATAGTACTTGACATTTACTATAAAATATGATATACATTAATTTTTACAAGGAGGTGTTCAATGTCAGACAATGAACTTATAAATATAAACCAAATGACCGATGAGCAAATAATGAAAGCCATAGGTCAAGACGATGGTACATCTAGTAGTGATGGCATTCCTAGATTATCTATTAATAGAAGCCCAGAAGATGACGATGGTAATCAAATACCAGTAGGTTATTTTTCTGTGTTTGATACTACTGTAGGTAAAGTTGCTTATGGTAAACCAGTTAACTTCAGACCATTTATTAGTGGTATGCAATACATGCACTACGATACTGATAAGGGTGAATATGTTAACAGATCAGTTATATTTTCATCACACAAAGATGAAGCAATTGATATGTTAGGTGGAGTTAATTGTGGTAAAGTCCCATACAAAGACAGAGACTCACTTACACCAGATCAGCAAATGATACAGAGAACTATCAGATGCTATAGACTAGTGTATGGTGTAGTTAGTTTTGATGGGGTGTTAGCCAATGGTGAAAAGCACAAGGTAGAAAATCTACCTACGTTGTACAGAGTATCTGGTACAGCATTCTTACCTGTAAGTAATGCTATCAAAAGACTAAAAGATAGTGGTAAGGTTATGCTTAAACAAGTGTTATCTATTGATACTGAGAGACAGAAAAAAGGTGGTAATACTTTTTATGTTCCTGTTCTTGATACCAAATCTGGTACTGAGTTACAGTTTACACAAGAAGATAATGAAACTTTAACTGTGTTTCAGCAGGCTGTGAAAAAAGAAAACGATGAAGTACTTGCAGCTTATAAAAATTCTAGAGTTAAGAAACCAAATGATCAAGATGGTGAAGACGCTAAAATTGTTGAGGAGATGGACGATCCACTTCCAGAGGAAGTATTGACATCTTAATGAATACAATATTAGATAAAGTAAAAATATATCTTGATAAGGTATCTAGTAATCCTGTCGCTATTTCTGAGGATTTAGTTGAGGAGTTTGGCGAGGCATGTAAAAGTGCCTTGCGTAGACAGTTCTCAGAAAAGCGTAGGGATAGTTTTGAACCTAGAATGTCGAATATAGGTAGGCCACTCTGTCAACTACAAATGGAAGCAAAAGGTATTAAAGGTGATGGACAACCTTATAATAATAAAATGAGAAATACATTTGGAGATTTGATAGAGGCCCTAGCTATATTTGTTTTAAAATCTGCAGGAGTTAAAATTGATAGTGAACAAAAAGAAGTTAAGTATAAATTTAAAGAAGACTCTATGTCTGGAAGATTGGATGTTGAGATTGATAACAAAATTTGGGATATTAAGAGTGCGTCACCGTATTCCTTTGAACATAAATTTGGTGAGAAGGGAGGCTTTAATGAAGTAGTTAATAATGATTCCTTTGGTTATGCATCGCAAGGTTTTCTTTACGCAGAAGGTATGAGAAAGCCTTTCGGTGGTTGGATAGCTGTCAATAAGTCTACAGGTGAGTGGACTGTATGTGAAGCACCAGAGTTCCAAGATGATTATAAGAATAAATACATTAAAGTTGCAACAGATAATTATACTGCATTAAAAAATAAAACAGAATTCCAGAAATGTTTCGATGACATAGCCGAAACTTTCAGAGGTAAACCAACAGGCAACAGAACGCTAGGCACTGTATGTTCATTTTGTCCATACAAAGTGCCATGTTGGGGAGATGGATTGCAACACTTACCGCAACAGCAATCCAAGGGGAAGAATCCTAAATGGGTATGGTACACTTCTGTGACCAATCCCAAAAAGGATGACGCAGAGAGTAATGGAGAGTAGTTTTAGGGGTCTATTCTCTACTTACTCTTTGTGTTAGTATGCATTTATATTTTGTAGTGTTTAAGAATAAAAAAGATAATGAGTACAGGTTGTTTAATAATACAGTGTTTGATGATGAGAAAAAAGCAGAGTACTTTGGTAAGAAAAGTATGAAGAGAGGATTCGAGCATAAAGTATTAGAGTATAATGACGATAACGTAAAAAGGTATTGGTATGACTAAGAAACAAGATACGTTTAAGAACTGCATAAAAGTTCTTATCTCCCCATGGGAGAAAGGATTTACATGTGGCATTACTATGGATAGTAAATCTCAAATGACAACTGAGCAATACGAATTATGTTCTACTATAGCTAGAGGCATGATAAAAATGGCAACCCAAGATCCACAATCTGTTTTTGTTTATGGATTAAAGGGATTTGCTGCAGATAAAAAAAACCCTGAAAAACCTAACCTAAGCATGAATGCAGTAGCAGAGTTTGACGAAGAAGATAATGTTATTGATTTTATAGAATGGTTAAAAGCCAAACGTGAAAAGGAGTTAAACTAATGGCAACACATTTAGTAATGGGTGATCCACATTGCACACCCAAAGCAAGCAATGATAGATTTCTGTGGGCAGGTAGACTAGCCGCAGATATAAAAGCGACACATGTAATATGCATGGGTGACTTTTGTAGTATGGATTCTTTGTCTACATATGACAGAGGAAAGAAATCTTTTGAAGGTAGAAGATACCAGAAAGATATGGAGCATTCGCATGAAGCATTGCATTTGTTTAACAAAGGTTTGGGAAAACATAAACCTAAAAAGATAATGTTACATGGTAATCATGAGGATAGAATAGATAGATTTGTAGAAGAAAATCCAGAGTTAGATGGTACTATGAAAATATCTGATTTACAATTTAAGAAATATGGTTGGCAAGAGATACCTTATAAACAGTTTAAAGTTGTTGATGGTATTTATTATGCACATCACTTCCCATCTGGTATTATGGGGTCAGCTATATCTGGTGAAAATATTGGTAGAACTCTCTTGACAAAACACAAAGTTTCTGCTACAGTAGGCCATAGTCACTTATTAGATTATGCTATATCTACTTTACCTAATGGTAAAAAGATTCATGGGCTATCTGCAGGATGTTATTTAAGTCATCCAGAACATTTTGCTAGAGACACTCAGCATCTATGGTGGAGTGGATTGGTAATTAAAAGAGAAGTTAAAGATGGTAATTATAATATAGAGACTACTGATATTAAAACTATTAGGAGAGAATATGGCAGACGTTAAAAAAGAAATTATTTATAATGGAAATAAATATATTCTTGAGTCAGAAGATAATTATATTATCGAACATGATGATCCTGTAAATCACCCTAACCATTACAAGCAAGGTAATAGAGAAACTATTGAAGTCATAAAAGATTATATGACTGCTGATGAGTTTAGTGGATATCTTAAAGGTAATATTATTAAGTATGTTGGTAGGTTTAAATTTAAAGGTAATCCTTTGCAGGACTTAAAAAAAGCAAGTTGGTATTTAGATAAATTAATAAAGGAGATCAGTGATGGGACAAGTTAAGCAGGCGTTTATAGAAGTAGTAGATTTAGTTTGTGGATGTTTACAGAGAAACAAAACATTATCTCAAACTATTAATGAGTTAAGAGAACTACATGATTTTAAAAATGGTAGTAATCCTTACTTACTAGATGAAGAATATATAGAAAAAACTTACTATGAATATAGAGGATACTAATGGATACAAAGTTACTGATGTTAGATGCATTAAGAAAAAAATACGAGGCACAAATAGCAGATGCGTATGCTAGTGCACTTGTTTATCTTAATTCAGCTGTTGGTATTGGTGAGCATCCACAGTTCATTGATGAGTTGGATAAACTAATAAATAAAATTTCTTCAGCAGAAGAAAGTATACAAACCCTTAATAAATATTTTACTGATAAATAAGAGGGGAACAATGAGTAAAGAAAAAAAACAACAAGAAGTTAATGGGAAAACATATCTAATAACATCAGAACAACTAATGGATATTATGAGATATTTAATGACTAGACCATATGGAGAAGTAGTAAATATCATGAGCAAACTATCTTCGTTAAGTCCGTTAGATCCTAGAATTAGTGCAGAGTTTGTGAAACAAGGAGAAAGCAATGACAGAAAATAAAGAAGATGAGATACTAAAACATACAGGAATATTATTTGAACTTAAGATTGGTTTAAATAAAAACAATATGGTAGTCATAGACTATGGTGGGAAGCCTGTTACTAAGATTAGAGAAGCGTTAAAGACTCATCCATTTCATGCAAGTCTTTGTGCCTCAATAATTAATCATGCAAACTCTGTTTGTAAAAAACTACAAGAAGATGTTAAACAGATTATACAAAAAATTTAGATATTACTTCTGGCATAACTGTATCATGGATAAGTTAGAAAGTTATGCTAGTAAATTAAGTAACTGGTTTTGGACTAAGCGATGGGGTGATCCTTCACTTTATCGTAAGG